TTACGGTGCGTCTAATATTGAGACCGCTGAGCGTGTTACCCACGTCATGCGCAAGACCGAGAACGAACTGCGTAAGCTGCAGGTCAGTGGGTTTTATAAAGACGTTGATCTTGGTGAACCTAACAATACGTTAGACGAAGTAGAGAAGAAGATTGCCGAGCAGATGGGCTTTCGTGCCATCTCTGATGCGCGTTACAAGCTTCTTGAGATGCAAGTTAGCCTTGATTTGCCGGGGTATGAACATGAAGAAGATGGCGAAGCTACAGGCATTGCGCTGCCGTATATTGTCACAATTGAACAGGGTAGCAACACGATTCTATCTATTCGTCGCAATTGGGAGCCTGATGATGACACGCATCAGAAACGCCAGCACTTGGTTCACTACGGTTACGTCCCGGGCTTTGGATTTTATTATTTTGGCCTCATTCATCTTGTTGGTTCTTTTGCTAAATCTGGTACTTCTCTTATCCGTCAGCTTGTTGACGCAGGTACTTTAAGTAACTTACCCGGTGGCTTTAAAACCCGTGATATGAGAATTAAGGGCGATAATACCCCTATTTCTCCCGGTGAGTGGCGCGATGCAGATGTTCCTAGTGGCACAATGCGCGACAATCTTTTGCCCCTGCCATACAAAGAGCCTAGCCAAGTCTTACTTGGATTAATGAATCAGATCGTGGAAGACGGTCGCCGCTTCGCTAACACCGCAGACCTGCAGATCAGTGATATGTCTGCTAACTCCCCAGTTGGTACGACACTTGCCATCTTAGAAAGAACCCTGAAAGTGATGTCTGCAGTGCAGGCGCGAGTCCACTTCTCAATGAAGCGAGAGCTTGGATTACTCAAAAAAATCATCGCTGACTATACGCCAGAAGACTATAGCTACGAGCCAGTCGAAGGAAATAGACGTGCTAAGAAGTCTGATTATGACAACATAGATGTTGTTCCGGTCAGTGATCCGAATGCCAGCACAATGGCACAAAAGATCGTTCAGTACCAAGCCGTTTTGCAGTTGGCTCAAGGCGCACCACAAATGTACAACATGCCTCTGTTACATCGGCAGATGCTTGATGTTCTTGGTATTAAGGATGTACAGAAACTCATTCCAATGGATGAGGATCAAAAGCCTACAGATCCAGTGTCAGAGAACCAAAACATTTTGATGATGAAGCCGGTCAAGGCGTTTCTGTACCAAGACCATAAGGCGCACATCACGGTTCATATGTCAGCGATGCAAGACCCAAAAATCATGCAGTTATTGGCAAACAACCCAATGGCTCCACAGATTCAGTCGGCAATGATGAATCATATTAACGAGCATTTAGGCATGGAGTATCGCCGTCAGATAGAAGAGCAATTGGGTATGAACTTACCACCTCAGAAAGATGAGGCCGGTGAAGACAACAACATGAGTCCAGAAGTTGAATCACGACTTTCTCCCCTGCTTGCACAAGCTGCACAACAGTTACTGCAAATGAACCAACAAGAGATGGCTCAGAAAAAAGCCCAACAGCAAGCGCAAGATCCAATTACTCAGATGCAACAGCAAGAACTTCAGATCAAGCAAGGCGAGCTAGAGATTAAAAAGCAGAAAATGCAGATTGAAGCCGCTGCCAAAGCGGATCAGCTAGAGATTGAGCGCGAGCGTATTAATGCCCAGAAAGAGATTGCAGGTCTTCAGGCTGGGGTTCAGATCTCTAAGAGCAAGCAGGAAATTGATGTTAAGCAGCAGATCGAAGGCTTGAAAGTGGGTGTAGATGTTTCTAAGCATAAAGCTCAGTTAGCAACACAAATAGCTACTCAATTAGACAACCAACAAACCAAACTGACAAAAGGTGAATGATGGATGCTTTCGAGGTTTTAGTTAAGCAGATTGACGAGAAGATTGAACAACTCCAAGATTTTGTAAGCACGGGCAGACCCGAGACTTACGAGGAGTACAAAAAACTGTGCGGTGAGATTAGAGGTCTTACCATTGCACGGGGCTATACCCTTGACCTCAAACAACGTATGGAGAACTCAGATGAGTGAAATCCTTATCGGCTCAAACCCCGATAATCCTCAAGTAGTAGGCATCTACAACTCCGAAGCTACCGCTGAAGAGAAAGCAAAACAACTCCCCCGTCCCTCTGGCTACCACATTCTGTGTGCTATTCCGGAAATGGAAAAAGAGTACGACAGTGGAATTATTAAAGCAGAAGAGACAGTTCGTAACGAAGAGATCCTCACAACGGTTCTGTTTGTCGTGGACTTAGGCCCAGACTGCTACAAAGACGAAAAGAAGTTCCCGTCCGGTGCTTGGTGTCAGAAAGGCGACTTTATTCTTGTACGTCCTAACGCTGGCTCAAGACTGGTTATTCATGGGCGCGAGTTCCGTTTCATTAATGATGACACTGTTGAAGGCGTTGTAGACGACCCTCGCGGTATCAAGCGCAAATAAGGAGCCTACAAAATGGCTGAATACGAAAAAGACGAGTTTAAGTTCCCAGACGAAATTGAAATGGGTAAGGACGATGACGTTAAGATCGAAATTGAAATCGAAGACGACACCCCTGAGCAAGACCGTGGGCGCGAGCCTATGCCAAAGGAAGTAGTCGAAGAGCTTGAGAACGATGAGCTTGAAGAGTACTCCGATAAAGTTAAGGTTCGCCTAAAGCAAATGAAAAAGGTTTGGCATGATGAGCGCCGAGCTAAAGAAACTGCATATCGTGAGCAACAAGAAGCCGTTAACTACGCACGACAGGTCTCAGAAGAGAATAAACGCCTTCGAGCGCAGTACAACACCGGCGAGCAGCATTTTATGGCGACTGCCCAGCACTCTGCCGCACTAGAAGTGGACGCTGCCAAAAAAGCTTTTAAAGAAGCATACGATTCGGGTGATGGTGATAGCGTAGTTAATGCCCAAGAGTTGTTAAATAATGCAACATATAAGCTTAACCAGTTAAAGAATTACAAACCAAAGCCTTTACAGCAGGAAGAAAATGCGGTACAACGTCAACAAGAACAGCAACAAGAGCAACCTGTCTCTCGACCTGACAACCGAGCATTATCGTGGCAAGAGCGAAATCCTTGGTTTGGTCAGGATGAGGAAATGACTGCTGCAGCTTTAGGTTTACATGAAAAACTTAAGCGCAACGGCGTAGTGGTTGGGTCAGATGATTATTATGCGACATTGGACAAAACAATGCGCAAACGGTTTTCAGAAAACTTTGATGAGCCAGAAACGAGAAACTCTCGTACAAGGTCAGGCACGGTAGTCGCTTCTGCTGCACGAAGCACCTCTCCTAACAAGGTTAGGCTAAAGGCCAGTCAAATCCAACTTGCCAAAAAACTTGGTTTGACCCCCGAACAATACGCTCGTGAAGCAATTAAATTGGAGTCCAGATAATGGCTGAAAATCGACTTACTCGTGAATTAGAAACCCGTGCAACCCAACAGCGCCTTCAGCAGTGGGCACCAGCTGAGTTGCTCCCAGAGCCAGACAAACAGGCTGGGTTTTCGTATAGATGGATCCGTGTTGCCACTCTAGGCAAAGCTGACCCGAAGAACCTCTCATCAAAATTGAGAGAAGGTTGGGAGCCAGTCAAGATAGAGGAACAACCAAAATTTCAACTGCTAGTTGATCCCGATAGCCGTTTTAAAGACAGCATTGAGATTGACGGGTTATTGCTTTGCAAAACTCCGAATGAATTTGTGGCTCAACGTGCGGCACACTATGCCCGCCAGACACAGGCTCAGACGGATTCTGTAGACAATAATTTAATGCGCCAAAGCGATGCGCGGATGCCTATCTTTAAAGAGAGTAAATCTACAACTAGCTTTGGTAAAGGTTCTTAAATTTAATTTTTGGAGTTTAAAATGGCTTACCCCACTATTGAAAAGCCTTATGGCTTTAAGCCAATCAATCTGATTGGTGGTCAGGTATTTGCCGGTTCCACTCGTAAAATGCGTATTGCTAGTGCGTATAACACTTCGATTGGTTACGGTGATCTCTTGGTTCGTGTGGACGACGGTACTGTCGCCCGCTCTGCTGCTACAACTGCTAAACCAACTGGCGGTTTTGCTGGCGTGTTTCTTGGTTGTGAATTCATTAACCCAAGCACAGGTCAAGTTCAATACCAACAGAACTTTGTTGGTGGAACTACAGTGACTTCTGGCTTTATCACAGCTTATGTTTGCGATGATCCAGATGCATTGTTCCAAGTTGCTGTCGTTTCTGGCACAACAGTTGTGACTGGCGTTCAATTTACGGCTATCGGCAATAATGCTTCAATCGTAAACAACACTACAATCACAGCCGCTGGTAACTCACAAGTTGCTTTGTTAGCTAGTAGTGCTGCTACAACTGATACATTGCCAATTCGCATTGTTGACGTTGTACCTGATACCGCTTATGTTTCTGGCGGCAACACGCTGTTTCCTGAAGTGATCGTAAAGTTCAACTTCGGTATGCATGCTTACGACACCGCCCTCGGCGTATAAGGAGCTAAATCATGGCTATTTCACGCGCACAACTATTGAAAGAGCTGCTCCCCGGACTGAACGCATTGTTCGGTATGGAGTATGCTACATACGGTCAACAGCACAAAGAGATCTACGAAACAGAGACCTCTGAGCGTTCGTTTGAAGAAGAGACAAAGCTTTCTGGCTTCTCGGCTGCACCTGTTAAGAACGAAGGTTCTGCAATTGCATACGACAACGCTCAAGAAGCTTTTACAGCTCGTTACTCACACGAGACCATCGCTTTAGGGTTTTCCCTGACGGAAGAGGCAATTGAAGATAACTTGTATGACTCATTGTCAGCTCGTTATACAAAGGCTCTTGCCCGCGCAATGGCGTACACCAAAGAGATTAAAGGCGCTGCTGTCTTGAATAACGGTTTCACTGCTGGTTATAACGGTGGTGATGGCGTTCCTCTCTTCAGTAATGCTCATCCTTTGGTTGGTGGTGGCACAAACAGCAACATTCCTTCTACTCCTGCTGACTTGAACGAAACTTCGTTGGAAAACGCTGTTATTCAAATCGCTGCATGGACAGATGAGCGTGGCTTGTTGATTGCTGCTAAGCCCATTAAGTTGGTCATTCCTCCCGCACTTCAGTTTGTTGCAACTCGTTTGCTCGAAACAGAATTGCGTGTTGGTACAGCCGACAATGACATCAACGCAATCAAGAACAACGGTTCGATTTCTGGTGGTTATACTATTAATAACTTCCTGACCGACACAAACGCTTGGTTCTTGACAACTGATGTGCCTAACGGCATGAAGCACTTTGTTCGTACACCCCTGTCGAATTCGATGGACGGTGACTTCGACACCGGTAACGTGCGTTACAAATCTCGCGAACGTTACAGCTTCGGCTGGTCGGATCCGCTTGGTATGTACGGCAGTCAGGGCGCTTAAGCCTTATAAATCAAGCACTGATGGTTTGACCTCGCTAACTACTTCGATAGCTAGCTAAAGCCCCGCTCACAAGGCGGGGTTTTTCTTTGCCTGTTTCTTTTCTTTTCGTTTTTTCTTCTCCGCATGCTCGTTGTAATGGTGGATGCGGTGGCAGTTAGCACATAGCGGTACGCACTTTCTAACTTCTTCTAGCGCGGCGGAGAAGTTGTTGCGTCGCAGCAATGCAAATAGTTTTTTGTCGTCTGGTGATGGGTTAACGTGGTGGAAGTCTATAGCGGCTGGGTGGTCAAATCCGCAGTTTGTACAACACATAGACTGTTTGTATTCCATCCACTTTGTGCGAAACGCCTTTTTTTGTTTCTTGGCCTTCTCAATAGCTACCGCTTTATTTAACTCGTAATGCTTGCGGGAATACTCACGGTGCTTTAGCTTTTTTACTTCTGGATCTTTGTATGGCACGGGAGTTATCCTTTGAGATGTTCAGTCTCCAGTACAGGCTATGTTTGTAAGCCCACGGAGCTGCTGGTTCATACAACTTAAATCCTTGGCTTATCAGGCTATTACTACTTGCAGGGTTTGAAGTTGTATCAGTAATGAGCCAATTCCAGTTGAGTTTTTTAGCTTTAGCCATCCGTACGCGAATCAGCCTTTTCTGCAACCCGTTACCTGTATAGTCAGGCGTTACACCCGCACGACACAAATATCCTGCGTCTAGCCATTGGGAGGAGCGTGTCAGCCCCGCAAACGCTACGGGTATACCAGAACAAGTATAAACAATCCACCAATGCCCATGTAATACATCACAGGGTTTGTCTGATGGTAGACATTTTTTCTGTAGGTACAACAATACATTTCTTATGGCAGCATCTCGTGTGTTTACGTAGCGCGTGCGGAATTTCATAATTGTTCCCCATAAGCTTGATTTATAACGCATATACATTGCATTTGTGCTGCTAACGTAGTATAAATACAATAACTGGGAACCTCCAGCTTTACTGACCGCCCCAGCGGACGATGCAGAGACAGTAGAGCGTAGTACTGCATATACAAGGAATTACTATGGCCTCGACCACTTTCTCCGGCCCAGTCACATCGACTAATGGCTTCATCGGTAACGTCACTGGCAATTTGACTGGCAACATTAGCGGCAACGTTGCTGGTTCTGGCTCAATTACACATGCCTCTACAGCAGCAATTAACGCCACAGCTACAGCTACAGCAGCTCAGGTTGCAACCGGCTACATCACTTCCACATCCGCTGCTGCGACAACCATTACACTTCCTACAGGCACATTGCTTGGCGCGGCTCTTGGTGCGGTTCAAGGTACAGTGTTTGATCTGTACGTGGATAATACTGGCGGTGCAAACACCGTAACTATAGCTGTCGCAACCAACGGCGTATTGTCTAGTGCTGCTGTAGATACTGCGGCAAGCTTTGGTGATCTTACTGTTGCTTCAGGCGCTACAGGGATTGCACGGTTTACGCTAATGTTTGCAAGCGCAACTGCTTATACGTTTACTCGTACAGCTTAATTAGCTGCCCTCTTAGGAGGGCTTTTGTACTTTTTAGGAGCTAATTATGATGCAAACAGATGTAAAAGCGGGTCATTTAAACAACAGTGGTTTTGTGTTGTTGGGCCGAACACGTTTAAAAGGCATATCTGTTGTTGGCACAGCCACTGCGGGTACGCTTGATATTTTTGATACTACTGTGGCCCCTGTAACAACCGGCACTTATGGTCGCACAGGAAATCTTGTTACTGTAACCTCAACATCTCACGGCCTATCCACCGGCGATATGATTGGTATGTCTTTTGCAACTGCCTCCGGCTCTTCTGCTACAAACGGTAACTACACAATTACCAGAACAGGCGCAAACACGTTTACTTTTACTGATATTAACTCCGGGACTATTGCTAGTAGCACTGCTATGGCGTATTCAACACGCTGGCTAAATACTTACGATATTGGTGCTGGCGATTTGTTTGGTAATTTTGCATTAATTCCGGGTGAAGGTCTTCTTGTTCAGAACGGCATTTACATGGTTATGTCTAACATTACGTCTGCAAATATTTACTATGGCTAAGAAAACCCCATCTCTTGCTGTAGGACGCGGTGAAAAGCTACCCACCAAACAAGGGGCTGGTTTGACTGCCAAAGGTAGGGAGCGGTACAACAAAGCAACGGGATCAAATCTCAAGGCTCCACAGCCCGAAGGTGGCCCACGTAAGAAGTCGTTTTGTGCTAGAATGAAACCTATCGCAGATAAATCTGAGGAAGGTAGCCGTGCAAAAGCATCAATGCGTAGATGGAAATGTTGAAATGTGGGCTGACGTAAGTGGTTACGAGGGTCGGTATCAGGTAAGCACTCTAGGCAGGGTAAAATCACTTGCCCGTATGCGCCGTGGTAAAAGTGGGTGTGAAGTTCCTGTGCCAGAAATAATTATGGCGCTAACACCTAAAAAAGATACAGGCAGAACCAAGCCCTATGTAGAGGTTCGTTTTAGAAATGGCGGATTGCGTACCGAGCGCTGTAAATCTTTTTTGGTTCACAGGCTTGTTGCGGCTGCGTTTATTAAACCATTAGAGCAAGGCGAGCAGATTGACCATATTAATGGTATTCACGGAGATAATCGTGTGGAAAATCTTAGGGTAATGCACTACACTGAACACGCTAGATTACATCCTTGTATACAAACCCCAAACCCTCGCAATCCTGTATCAGGTCAATTTATGCCCGGCTCGATGAAAGATGAAAAGGGTCAACCAACTCGTAAAGCTGCGAGTCTTAAGCGGTGGAAGTGCTGAAATGGAAGACTCCGTGCAGACCGCTCGCGAACTAGCTACCCATGCAAATGAAATTAAACATTTGCAACAAGACATGGATAAGCTTGTGCAAGATATGGAACAGGTTAAAATTACGTTAGCTGAGATCCAAAAGACTCTTTCTGAAGCCCGTGGAGGGTGGAGAGTTTTAATGTATTTTGGTGGTGCCGGTGGCCTCATTGGCGGCGGCTTAACGTGGCTCGTTGATAGGATGTTGCGATAATGCCAACTACATCAGCCAAACAGAAGAAGTTTATGGATGCTGCGGCGCACAATCCAGCGTTTGCTAAAGAAGCAGGTATCCCAGTAGGCGTTGCACAAGAGTACTCTCAAGCAAGCAAGGGCAAAAAGTTTTCAACTGGA